ATGTACAGCCATATTTATCTCTATGGATTTTACCCCATACCCCTTTTTCATTCACTTTTTGTGCGCTTCTCTGCCCGACTTGCTGTCATGGCATTTTTTACAAAGCGGTTGCATATATTTATCATTCAAAGCATCTAAATCGAAACCTTTTGGCTGTTGTTCGTATGTTTCTAAATGATCTGTAACCTTTGCAGGCTTTACTATTCCAGCTTCTTCACATTGTAAACAGAAAGGATTCCTTGCTTTATAATCCTTGCTATATCTCCTCCATTTACGGCTGTTGTAGAACCAACGCATATCTTTAATCCGTTTGTGCTGCACATGCTCTTGTGTCCATGGTTTCTTCTTAACTGTTGGTATTGTCGGCATAACTAATAAGGAACATCTTCATGATTAGGCGGCACAGTAAAATCTACACCATTTGTAAACTTTGTTTTGTTTTCTATATAATGCAAACCAACATTACCCATGGACCCGTTTCTGTTTTTCTCTACCAATAACGCTGCATTCTCACCTTCCTGCAGTCCTAGAATATCATCATACAACTCTCTTGCATCAATGTACTCGTAACCATAATAAGAAGGTCTATACAACATTCCTATGATATCTGCAGCCTCTTCGATTGCACTCGCTTCTTTTAAGTGGTATTTCTTTGGCAGAAAGTATTTTGACTTTCTTACCTCTCTTGATATCTGACTCAATCCAATAACAGGAATGTTTAATTCCTTGGCTAAATTCTTGCACTCTCTTGCTGCTTCACCTACATTTATGCGCATTTCTTTGTCACCAGAAAACATTTGCAAGAAGTCAATAACCAAAAGCTTTATATTATGTTTTCTTTTTAAAGCTCTTGCTTTACGTTTCATTTCTGGCACTGTCAAAGCAGGTTTATCATCTATATGAATTGGATAGTCTCGCATTTCACTCACCAAAATATTTAAAGTTTCAAAGTATTCTGGCTTCTCAAAACCAGTTCGCATTAACTGATTCATATGAAAGTTAGACTCTACTGCTGTTGCTCTAATAGCTAACTGTTGTACGCTCATTTCCATCGAGAACATACCAACCGCAGTACCTTGCTTTGCAGGCGCCAAAATAAACTCCATTGCCAATGCAGTTTTACCCATTCCAGAGTCTGCACCAATCACTATAAAATCTGTTGGTTGCCATCCACTAAAATGCCTATCTAAAGCATCTAATCCTGTTGGTAATCCTGTTATTTTACCCTCATTATTTGTTAAGTATTCAATCCTTGCAGGTAGTGCAGTCATAGCATCGTACCAAGTATCCGAAGAATAGCCAACAGAAACAACATCGTTGATCGCATCGACTCGCTGACCAACAAAATCAAGCAATTCAAACACATCTTGATCATCTTGATATGCTTTAGATATTGCTGCAGAAGATAGCTTTATAACCTCTCTTTTTAAATACTGCTGTTGTATAATTCTAGAATGATATTGAATATTAGCGCCAGAAGCTACTTCTTGAGATAGCTTTACAATTGCCATTTGTCCGCCTGCAACATCTATAAGATTTAGCTTCTTTAATTTTTCAGAAACTGTAATTAAATCAATCGGAAAGTTAGAATCGTGTAAGCTTTTCATCGCCTTAAATACGGCTTCATTTTTTGGAAGGTAAAAGAATTCTGCCCTTAAAATATCCATTGCAGTAACTAAAGCGCTAGAATCGATTAGCATTGCTCCAAGAACCGCGTTTTCAAAATCTAACGCCTGTGGTGGTATCTTTCCTTTTTCTGATAGTGTAAGTTTTTTATCCAATTCTTTTTGCTTTTTTTATAGGTTGATCGTTAAATGAACTATTATTTGTTTTTCTTGGATTCCAATTAAATTTTAACTTTTTTAATCTGCCCATTAATTTTCCAACAGAAAATTCGATTTCATCTTCTTCAACCGATGCTTCAAAATATTTTAAAAAGAAGGTATAATCTTGAACAGTTTCTTTGTTTTGCATTTCCCAGATATCGATCTGTTCTTTAGCATTTTTTTGAAGAAATTGATACGCTAAAAAATCTATATATATATTATTATTGATAGTAGTATTAGTATATGTCGGAAATTTTTCCGACCCTTGAACAACCTTTTCAATGATAGCAGGAGTTTGAGGTACTTTTGAAGTTTCGGATATTTTTCCGACCCTTGGCGGATATTTTTCCGACCCTTGATAAGGTTCGGAAATTTTTCCGACCCTTAAAACACTCTTTGCTTTGGGTGATAATCTGATAAAATTTTGCTGATTAATACCCTTTTTTGTCTGCTCAATAAACCCCTTTTCTTTAAGCTCTTTTATAAACCGATACATGGTATCTTTTTTAGAAAAAACAAGCGGTAAACTTGTTAAAATTTTATTGTATGCTATCTGATAATATACGCCATCTTCAAAAACCTGCGGATTAGCCCAAGTAGACAATTCAGAAAATAGATCTAAAAGCGCAGCGGCTTTAAAACTAATTTCATGCTCCACGCAAATTTTTTGATTAATTACAATATTATACTTCATAAATCATCTAATTTTAGCCATCTGATCTTTCATTTCCTGTTTTACAGGCTTCATAGCTACTTTATACAACTCCCTTGCTTCTTTGAGTTGCTTATCGGCAATTGCCACCGAAATAGCATTTTGCGTAAAACCATGACGTTCTAAAGACATTTGCTCTACAGATAAGTTTTTCGGATACGTAAACTTTTCCTTTTTTACGCAGGAATCTTTCAAAGCCTGCACTCTTTATTTTAGGCTTACGCCCTGTAAAATTGTTTGTTCCATAATTTAATTTGATTTTAATTTAAGCTACTAATTTTAACTGATTCCCTTCAAAATAATCTTTCAATACAGATTTTATTTTTTGATGAAAAACTTTATTTTTATGCAAATGAATATGCAATGTAGATACAGAATATAACACTTTACTTTCAGATAATCCGAAATATTTGGCAACCTCTGTAAACTTCTTTTGAAGCAAAACCACAGATAAATAAACCAAGATTACAGCGCGTTTATTTTCGCAGGGTTCATTGTTTATCAAAATATTTTCTAACTTTTTAATTTCTTTTGTCATAGCTAAAATATTAAAGATGTAAACTTCTATAAGAAGTAGATTTTTGCGGAACAGATTGCGCTACTGTTTCAATCACAGAAGGCGTCCAATGCCTATCAATCACATATCCTAAAACTGTATGAATTAAACCACCTTGCCAATATTTTTGAAATCTTCTAACTTCTAAATCATTATTTGCTTTAATTTTTTTAGCCATCTTTTTAGTTTTAAATTTATAATTTTTTTTTACACTCTTTACAACTCTCAATCATATCAAATTCTGATACAGGATAACACAAAACGCCCTTTTGGCAAACTCTCGGGTAAATTCTACCTACTCTACAATACTGCTCTAAAATGCCTGCTGTTTCAAAATTTACCATCATTGCCCTTGTCTTATTAATTCGTCTATAATTGATTGTTCACTATATTTCTTGGTACTTGTTAAACCTTTGCCAGGTATTACTATTAAAACAGAACCCATATCTTTTGCACAGGCAATAAACCAATATTTAGTAAGATTGTATTTATTCATGGCAGTTTTTAGATCAATATAAAATATGCGCTTGTCTACTTTTGTTTTTTGACTAACTGATATCATAAAATTCTGAAAAGCCGTTTTATCGACTAACAGTAAATTATTTTCTATTAAATAAGATTTTAGCTCTACTTTCATTTTATATCAATTTTTCTAATGTCAATTCTGCTTTCTTTTTTGCTAATCTAAAAATTGGCATCATTTCATCATAAAAATAACCATGTTCTAAAAGCTCAATAATCCATTTATCAACCAAACGCTTTGTAATATGATTCTTTTTGATAATTTTGTTTAGGGTGTTTCTGCAGGGTAGTTTACTATTCATATCTTAAAATTTCAATAATAGTTTCTAATTTGTTGGCTAAAACTTCACATATTTTAGAGCCGTTATAAAACTCAATCAAAGAAAATACAGACAACGTAACATCGATACTTTTGCAAACGTTATAAAAGGCGGCGACCCCCCAGAAGCCCATACAATTAAAATCGTTTAATATTGCGTTACGCTGATGCTGAACTTTATACATGATTCTTTAATTTATAGTTTGTTTTTACAATTTTTTTGGCCGTTCTAACTTTTCTAACATCATAATCATCTATAGATACAATTATTGAGCTTTGAATTATTATAAATAAACTAGCTAATAAAAATTTGTTCGGATGCTCTAATGTTTGCAAATATTTTACTGCGATGCCTACTGAAGTTTTCACGCTCCATTTTTTACGAATATTCGCATTATGTTTGTGCACCGTTCCGGGCGATAAACACAATTGGTCTGCTATCATTTTTTGCGATAAATCACTCGCAATTAATCCTGCAATTTGATACTCTCGTGTTGTTAGGGTCGCATTTATCATAAATTTTGTGTTTTGTTAAAATTTGAATAACTCGTTTTTCTGTAATTTCCAATATTTCCGATATTTCAATTTCTATTTTATTTTCTGAAACGTAATAATGAATAATTAAACACTCTTTTGCATTTTGTAAATTCATTAACAGTTGCTTATAAATATTGATTTAAAATTTCGGTTTGCTTTTCAAGTTCTAATTCATGTAAGTGAGATATTTTTTCTGCACACTCCAAAATTAAAAGATTTCCTTTTTTTCTACCAGAAATTACATCATTTACCCAAGTCTCACTATTTCCGAAAGTGATTCCAATTTTTTTAAGTGCTCCATATGGCAAACTTCTTTTCAACTCTCTGCTTCCTTGTAATTTTTTTTCTACCATTTTTATAGTATAATTTGATTTGTTTGGTTATCTTAACCCAATTAGTTATTAACTTTGCATTAGGTTGAGATAACCATGTTACAAATATATAGTAATTACTAGTAATTTACATGTAATTACTAGTAATATTTAAAAATATTTTATATTAAACTGCAAACCAATATGTTAACCAATAAAGAAAAGATTGAAATTATTAGAAAATTAGCAAAAGATCATGATATTTCAGCATATCAAATAGGTGAAAACACAACAGTAAGTAATAAAACAGCTTATAATATTCTAAATGATGACAATATTTCACCAAGAAACAAAACTCTAAATATTATTTTAGAGTATATAGAAACTTCAATTGGAGTCACGAAAGGAAATTACCAATTACCAGAACAGTTTACAGTAGAAAAATTAAAAGAAAACCCTTTAATTTATAAAAAAGATTTTAAAAATTTAAAAATTGACGATAAACTAAATCTGATTTACACCCATTTATTAGACAACACAGAAAGTCTGCAATTAATCCAAGATTTTTTACTAGAAAATGATTTAAAAGAAGAAATTAAAAAAGCTACTTTAAAGTAATTTAATCCATCAATTTTCGTTTGTTAAAATCTTTTTGAATAGACTTTAATATCAATAATTTATCTTGGTTAGAATACAAATTTTTATGCATTTTATACAATAACAAGTCTTTTAGCAATTTTCTTGGCATTTTCTTTATTTTAATAAGGGAAATTATTAATAAATAAATATTATTTTTGTCCTTAAAATAAAATTATGAAAAAGTTAACAATTATATTTTTACTACTAACAAGCTCATTATTTAGTCAACGATCTGTAGACACTTTATATAATTTTAAAGTTGATGCAGGCAGTATTGTATGGCAAAAAGTTTTTGAAACAAAAGAAAATACCAATAAATTAATAGCACAATTAAAAATTAACGAATTTACTTCTAAATTAAATTTCAAAGAAAGTAAAATTTTTGGCAGAACCAATAAATACTCTAAATCTGTAGTAAAATTCTCACCTTATTATGCAAGTTTTGGTTTTGATGCATTTTTAACAATTGATATAAAAGAAGATAAGATAAGAGTAACCGCTAAAGAAGTTATTTTTGATGGTCCTACAATTGCCATATATGGCGTTGAAAAAAAACAGAATTACAAGTTAGAAGATCAAGCGATTAGAAGAAATAAAATAAAAAACAACAATTCTACAAACAAAGTTTTAAAAAGTTTAGATTCTATTTTAAGCAGTAAATTTATCTTTAAAGAAAAAATTACAGAAGATTGGTAATTATTGAATAATTTTTAAATGCGCTTCATCCCGCACCGCCTCTGGAAAACGATCTTTGTAAATCGTATCCACATCATTACGTTCATGTCCCATTAATTCGCGCAGCAAATCGGTATCTAAATAAAGCTGTTTACCAATATTTGCAAAAGTGTGCCGAGCTACTTTTATACGAATTTTACCGCCCAATGGCTGCACCTCGATAGCTGTTAAAGTTTGCACCAAATCTAAAGAACGCCTTAAATTGTCGCGAAAACTTTTGTAACCATCAAAATCTTTTCTCCATGGAAACACAAATTTACCCGTTACCTGGTACTTATTTATAATTTTTTGCGCTTTATCTGTAATTTGCAAATCAAATTGGTACCCATTGCCAGACAATTTGCCACGCATAAAATAAACTCTGTTTTTATTTATTTGTTGATGCTCTAAATAGTAGATATCTTTCAAATCTTGGCCACCAAAGTAAAACATTAGCAAAAATAAATCTACGGCTCGCTGATGATACATGGTTAAGCCAGAAACCCCTTCGAGTTTTTTTATAGCTTCTTTTGTCAGGTTCCTTTTTTTGGTCCTGTTTGCTTTTACTGTTATATTTTTAAAAACACCCTCGAAAGGCTTTGAATCTGTAGTAAAATTTCTTCTGCAGGCTTCATTGTAAACCGCTCTGTATTTTCTTAAATAAGTGTGCACTGTAGATTTTGAATTACCAATTTGTACGCGCCAATTTTTAAAGTCATTTAATAAATTATAGTTTATTTCATCAAACAAAACATCGTCTCTAAAGACTTTTAAAATATTATAGGCATTCTCATAGCTTTTTGCAGTTGCAATTTTGCCTGCTTTGTGTTTTTCGGCATTAAACTGCAAATAGAACTCAAAAAAAGAATTTGTATTTATGGTTTCAACCTCATTTAGCAAAATATTTTTCACGCGCTCCAAATTATATTTTTCACCTGATACAATATCAATCAAAATATTTTCTAAAATCTGTCTTTTTTTCAGAATAATAATAAATAATTTTTTATCGGTTTTCGGCATTTGCGTTTTAAAGTTCCATTCTTTTTTCTCAAAAAACAAACCTAAATTCACTTTTTTTACACCACCTTTATCAGACAAGAAAACAGAAACCGGATATCCGTTCTTTCTTTTTTGATTAATTCTAGCATCTAATCTTAATTTATACCTCATAGATTGTCTTTTTTTTGTCACGTTTTTGAATCAAATATAGACAAATACAGACAAATACAGACAAGTTAAGAAAATAATAAGGAACAAAAAACCCCACTACAAGTAGTGAGGTTGGTGTGAGCCCTGCAGGATTCGAACCTGCGACAGCCTCCTTAGAAGGGAGGAATAATAAAATATATAACTACCTAATATACAGTATGTTAAATTATTATTAACTTATTTTTGTCTTTTTTATGTCACTATTTTTTAAATATAAATACCAAATAACCGACCAAAGCAAAACCAAAAATGAACGCAATGGCAATAAATATTCCTTTAAAATTATTGGCGTCAGAAACCACCTCTTTTTCTTCTTTAATGATTGATTTGTCAACTAAAGTTTCTTTGAGGTCTTTTTTTTCTGCTGATTTTTCAATTATTTTGGTTTCCTTTTTTTTGTTGATGGTTAAACTTTTAACATTTTGAAAGGTTTTTTTGTTGCCTTTGTTATCTGTAATTATAACAGGTATTTTAGGATCTGCAACATGAATTGTAATTTTATTAGAATCTAGTTCTAATTGCTGCAGTTCTATATTTTTTGAAGTGCTTTCTGTTTTGGTTTTCACCACATCTAACTTATTATTTTTTATTTCGGAGGTAGATTTGCATCCAAACAAAATAATAATTAGTAAGATTTTGATTACTTTTTTCATTTTACAAATAAATTATCAAAGGTTTTTCTTCTGTATTCATGTAACCAGCATGAATCCATTTTAAGGTGTCTCCAAAATTCTCTAAAGTATTAATTTTTATCAGCTTATTTTCTTTGATTAACAAAATTATAAAATCATATAAATGCTTAAATAAGCCATTTACTGGCTCTAAATCAAAAGTATTGCCTTGTTTATGAGTTGAGTAAAATGAGCCGTCTGGATCATTAGGCGGGCGCAAACCCCTTGAATCTAAACCAAGTTCTATTCGGTTAACAAAAATACCAGAGCCATATTTTAAAAACCACAAATCTCTAATGGTTTGCAAATCTCGTAAAACATCTGCATCTAATCTTCGCCAGGTGTTATTTTCTCCTATTGCTGCAATTATCTGCGGATGTGCTAATTCTTGTAAGCTGTAATTTTTAGGTTTGTACATTATTTACTTCTTTATGTTTATCTATTTTTGACAAAATTTTTGTTAATACATCATTCTGAATTAACCCAAGCAGTTGCATATTCTTTAAAATTTTAATTAATTGTGATAATAAAATTGGTAATAAAATAGCTTCTGACAAAAAACTAGCAAAAGGGAATCCTAATTCTATAGTCAAAACCGTTGCCAGTAAAGCCCAAAATGCTACCAGCATAAAAACCGCCTTTAAAGTTTTTTTTGTTTCAAAATTCCCTAGTTTCCAAGCCTTGGCAATACCAAAAACAGCATCTAACAAAACTACACATAGAATCGCTAAAAATTGATATTGAGCATCGATTACCATTATTTGCCATTCGGAGGCTAATGCTCCGAATGAGAATGCAGAAATTAGTAGTTTTGTTTTCATGTTTTTTTTTTAAAAATTATTCAGCATGATAAGCAGTTAATTTACCGCTTGCTACATCTATATTTTTAAAATAACCATGTCGCTCTCTGCCATCTGGTAAGGAGTATGATGCCGAATTTTGAATGCCTTTTGGGCAATCATTTTCGAAAGCAAAAACAGTATCGCCCTCTGCTATTAGACTTATGTACCTGTTATCAGTATTTAGTGTTGATTGCGCTGTTAAATCATCAAATCCGTTTGCGCCAAAAGCTTGGCGATTTGCTGCTGCATCGTGTTGAATTAAGTTTTTTTCCATGATTAAATATTTATGTTTTTATTAAAATTATTACTATTAAAATTGCGGAAACTACTCCTATAATTTTTGTTGTTACTGGTGATGGATTCATAATTGGCGGTGTTTTAGAATGCATATAATAACTAAATTCAGTCATGTATTTTGCAGCTTTACTTACCCAATTGTTTTTAGCAATTATTTTATCGATTGCTATTTTTAATTTAGGTATGCGCCTGTAAAATATAGCGATGTATCCTTTTTTATCGACAATATCAGGAAAATTTCCTGTAATACTACCTTTTGCAAATGCTTCTAAATTACCTGTGAAAATGGCTAACGAATACAGCAATAAATGAGGTATAGCATCATAATTAGTTTGCTCTTTTGTGCTTAAACCGTTTTCATTTATGTTATCTAGTAATCTGTGCGATAAAGAAGATAAAGGCGCTGCAATTAACCAGAATGTTAAGTCTTGCCATAGAAATTCGATACCTGCATTTGGTACGTGAATTTCTATGGTTTTGACAATAACTAAACCAGTAAGTGCGTGCGGTATTGATAGCATGTTTATATTTTATTTTCTAAATAGCTTATGCCAAAACTATGTAACCCTTCCGTGTCTATATTTATAGCGTAATCTGCCCATCCGTTAGGGTGTTCTTTAACTTCCATCCACCAAGACATATCAACGTTAATTTTTTGGTCTAAATTAATGTTGACAAAAACAGGTTTACTAAAATAAAAATTAGGTTCTCCATCTTCGTTAAAAAGTAAATTATAAGCTATATTAAATAATTCTATGTTTGAAAACTCATATTTTTCTATAAATTGTTTTACCATTTTTTTAAGAAGTTAAACACGTTAATTCATCATCTGATAAAGCTCTTTTATAGACACCTATATTCTTTAACTTACATCTCATTAAACTCCCACCACTGCCCGTGTCAAGCCCTATTCTATCTAAACCTGTGGGTAAAAAAGTTGTTTGTCCTGTACCCACTTCTACCCCATTAACCCATAATGCAAAGTCATTTGATTTATATTTTATAGCTATTTTATTGAAGTTTAAAGTGTTATCTATTTGATAACTTATTGTAACACGATCAGCTCCTTGCTCTTTGCAAATGTATATAATTGTATTTGAGACCGAGCTAAAAAAGAAAATATGACCATTTGAAGTTGTTCTAGTAAAACTTAAACCTCTAAATATTCCTTCATTAGCCGATGCTGCAATATTTAAAAAAAATGTTCCTTCTTCGCTATTAATATAATTTGACAAACCTGTTTTAGTAGCTCTATCTGCTAACCTAGTAACACCTGCACCTGTATTTATATTAGGAATGTAAGAGGTCAATATACCGACTTCTAACTGCTCTTTTAAAATAGTAGTTGCTCCGTCATTCCTTGTTAACGTTCCTGCACTTGGCGTAAAAGTAACGCTTACTCGCTCACCTTCGCCTGTTCCAACTAAAGTACCTGTATGCGCTCCTGAAAATGTAATAGTTCCAAGCCCATAAAATGAAGCTGTATAGGAAACGGCTGTTACCGTAACATCTTGCGTTTGCAAAGAACTTTGCCATAAGTTTGTTTTTTGTTGTTCAAACAAAAAAGCACCAACACCATCTGTGAAATTTAATCTTGGTACATTTACTCCTTGCGATTCAACGTTATCTCCTTGTTCATGATCTCTAGTAGCAATAGAACCTCTAACGTAATCTAAATCTGCAAAAGGTGCGTTACTTGGTTTAATTGCGTGTATTTTACCGTCGCTGTATGCAGTTGGTGTTATAAGTATAGATGCTTCTTCTAATAAATTTGCCATTATGTTGTACAGTTTTCTAATTTAACTAATTGTGCTCTTGTATCAATTCTGTTTTCAAAATACGTAGAACGTTCTTCTAATTTATTTAACAAACCAAAAGCTGACGATGTTTTGCAATCTTGAAGTTTTATTAACATGCTTTTTGTTTCAGCTCCGTTTTCAAAGTAGGCAGATCTACCTTTTAGAGTAGATAGTAATCGAAATATTTTTAGATTAATACCTGTTAATCTTGTCATTCGTAACCCCATTCCTAATCCTAACATAATTTATATTTTTAAAATTCTTCTTGTTTTAAATGGCCAAATAATCTGTAGTTGTCTGCACCTACCTTCATTACACTAACGGTGCTATAGATACCATCGGATACTAATTGCACGCTTGCATGTTTTTGTAATGTTACACCCGCACCAGCAACAAAGGTTATAACTCCGTTACCAGACTGATCTATGTAACCTATATTTCCGTTAGTAGGAAAAGAATCTGAATTAATAGTTACTGTTATAGGATCATTTGAAAAGAAAGCTGTAAAACGCCCTCTTAAAGCTATATCTAAAACTAATGCAGTATTCTGTACAGAATGATATGTGAATTCTCCTTTGGTTCTTAACTTACTATCGGCTAGTATTCTTGCTGTTTCTTCTGCTGAAATATTGTTTTGCAAAGTAGTGTCTGCGGATGCAAAATTTTGTCTAATACTGTCTAAAGCATCTACTAATCCTGAAATATTAGAAATTGTTAAATCATCTAAATCATCTTTATTTTGCTTAATAAAATCCACCAACTCTTGTAACTGATTTAAATCAACGTCATCAGAAGTTAGTAAATTATTAATTGCATTTATAAAATTTAAATTAGCACTAATTCTTGAATCTAAATCAGAGCCTCCACCTGTATATGTTCCTCTTGGTAATTTATCATCAATACTCGCCTTTAAATTAGCAGCATTACCGACATACGATCCTTGATTTAATTTAGCATTAATATTATTTTGCAAAGTAGTGTCTGCGGATGCTCTTGCAGTTTCTTCTGCATCAATATTATCTTGTAAAACTTTATTCTTATCAAACAAATCATTACTACTAACAGGATTTGAAGAACCATTCACTGCAGTAGCATCCACAACCAAGAACAAATAAATTAAATCATAGCCGTCAATAGCGTCAGAATTATATCGATATTGTCCATTATGCCCAACTTCATTAAAAACAACAAAAGGAATACCCTTTAAAGGTAAAGGATTTGTTGCCATTGCAGCTGCTCTGGTTGCCTTGCTAACACCCGTACCCTGTGAAATTGAACCAATTGCCACCTCGTTCGCTAAAGATTTTGATTCATTGGCCAACACCTGCGTTACCACACCATCGTATTCTGTTGCAGAAACAGGACTACCCTTTGAACCTCTTTTAACTAAACTCATATTTTTTTTTATTTTATGATACTATAAATTCAAACACATTGTCTTCAAACACACCAGCTTCAAAAACATTTTCAAACTCTTTTTGTCTGTCTGCAACGGGGCCATATCTTCGGGGTGCAAACCCTAATTTATTTATCGTATTATTAATCATAATCGGTTACGTTTTCATTTTTAATTTCTACTAATGTTACTGTGGTTTGGCCTTCGCTTAAATCCATTTGTAAATTTGTAGGGTAATATTTTTTGATACCTCTAAAAGAAAAATCAACAATATCTAATGGCCCTACTAAAGATGCAATACTTCCATTTATTTTAAAATTGTATTCAAATAAAAGATCATGGTATATAGTAGTTAGCACCTCATAAAATTGTTTGCTTTCTGTAATATCGTATCTTCTAAATTTATCTAAATAATGTTCTGGATAAACAATATCTAAATCGCTGTTTTCAATTTCTGTTTTTAAGGCATCAGAAAAAAGAAAACTTCTTTCAGATAAATTAGTTCTGGTTGATGAATGAAATAAATCTAAAGTATGTTCTGCAGTGTAATTAATCGCTCTGGTTTTTATGATAGAAATATCTGGTGCCGATGTATATTTTAAACTTAAATTAGTAATTAAAATACTATTGATAAATTTATTACTGACATAAGGGTAGATATGTATATTATAAAAACCATCTTCTTGAAATAAAATTTTATCTATTTTTAAAGAACAGGTTAAAATATCTTGCTCTAAAGAAAAATTAAAATCAAAAAATCCATTTGGCCTGCTATCTGTAGGTAAATTAGAGATATACAATTCTTCTGTAGTTGCATCTAAAGTTTCTTTTCTTGTAATTGCAAAATAAAACACATTTTTAAATGGCTTTAACTCCCAAGATCCAGTTCCATTAGCAACATAAGATACACCATCTTCTATTAAATCAAAGGTATTATCATCTATTCTAGTAATTTTAAACATACCAGCATAATCATGCGTTTGTGTAAAATCTATTACTATTTGATCATCTGTAATTAAACCATGACCGTTAGACGTAAATCTAGGCCTACCAATACCATTATTAGCAACCAATGTAAAGTTTCCTTTTAATTCAAAATAATCTTGAATCGTAGCCTGTGGCCTTGGCGAGACATCATTATTTCCAGAAAAAAGAGGACACTTATATTCAATTTCTAATGAAGCAAACTCTGTATTATCTTTTGATGCGTATAAAAAGTACGGGTTTGTTAAGGTTAAATAATTTGTATCTAAATCTGATACTAAAATTTCACTATTAGAACCTGGACGCCTTCCTTGATTATAATTTCTTAAAGACCAATGCACACCTGTAACGCCACGCCTTGCATTTTCATCATTAACCTCTAAATAACCTTCTACAGGTGTAGCGATATAGCCATTGTATGACTGGTCATCTTCTAAAACATCTGGAAAAGTTGGCAAACCCGGTACATTAAGATCAAGATTTTTGTCTGATTCTAACGTAAAAAAACCACTTCTATATTTATAAAAAGATTCCCAAGCAAACAAATCTTCAGGCGTTAAAAACTCTGAATTATTATGATCCCAAACCGTTTCTACTTTTTTTAACGGTGGCAAAATAGTGACTAATGGCGTTCTGTTTAATTTGTTCACCAAAACATCACGATAATAAACACCTTGGCTATCTAATTCTAAATTTAAAGAAGCATCTAAAGTATATTTATAAAATATAAATTCAGTTTCTTTAAATTTATTTAAACCAATTATATACCAAACACCATTAAAAAGTAACAACTTGCAACCAATTGCTTTTAAACAATTTTCTAAAACGGTAAAGGTTTTTTCTGGCACTAAATAGTCATCTAAATAAGAGCTTGTATTTATTAATAAATAGATATAATCTAATGTAAAATCGCTGCTTTGCACCGCCTCTGTAAAATGTATTGGCAATTGTAAACCTGTTTGCAAAAGGCACTGATTAATAACCTCTAAAACAGATCTATTTATTGAATCAGCATCGTAATTGTATTCTTTATTTTTAAGTAAGGCAACGCCATCTGTTGCCACAAAATCTACATAAAAATTAGAATACTCATAAGGCTCTGAAAATTGTTCTGGTAATAAAAATCCACACCAAACAACTTTTGGGAAACCGTTTATTGTGCCATCTATTAACTCTACTTTGTATCTTTTTTCTGATGCGGTAAACAGTTCAAAGAACTTTGCTTCTGTGGTATCATCTACCAAAAAAGAAAAACTTAATTCTGATGTACAGATATTTTGAAACTTATCTTCGGTGCCGTTATAAATTAAGGCAGGCGAAGATATAGCGGTTCTTTCTAAAGAAAGTGCCGTTGTATTTTCTACAGTATCGATTATATTGATGTCAAAATATAGTACCTGCATTACCCTTGAGTTCTTGTTAATTTTATAGCTTCTTCACGTAGAAAAAATATTAAATCTCTACCTACTAATTTTGTACCAACTCCTAACTGCACATTTACATTACCGCGGTTAGAATCCATCATGCCTGCCATGTTACTCTGTTGACCTTTATTTAAAATCATTTCGCCAGAATTAACACGCGCAAATAGTTTATCGCCAGAAAAAGACGAACCGCCAACCATACCACCATTTGCGAAAGCAGCGATTCCTGCAAACGCTCCTGTAATCATACCAACTTGTGCAGCAATAAGACCAGGTAACGCAATTGCACCAAAAGGACCCATTGCGGCAGCCGCACTCGAAGCAATAACAATTGCGTTTGATGAAGCTCTACCAAAATCTACAGATTTTTTTGCCGTAGAAAACAATTTTTCTACCAACAACTGTTGCACAAACGCAGCAGCTAAATTTGCTAACGAATTAATTACAGACCCTACAAAAGCATCTAGTATCGTATTTCCTGTTTGCAACGCACCCACTATTTTACTAGACATTGCCATAAATGAATTACCTATCGCATCACCAAAAATTTGAGTAACTCCTTGAAAACTTTCAAACTTTCCTTTTATTCCTGTTAAAATAGTGTCTAATTTTTCAGACTCTGTAGTTAAATTTGATGTAATATCAAATTCAGCAACACCCACCGCAGATAAGTTTTCGCCAACCGTAGTTGCTTTTTTTCTGCCTTCTACAGGGTCATCTGTACCACCACCACCAGAAGCAACCACTTTATTTATAGTTTGATTGGCTGCAATAATTTTTAAAAGTTGTTGTTCTTGCTGTTTTAGTTTATCTACTTGAACGCTATAAATGTCAGTTACATTTGCGCCAGAACCCGCTTTTTCTATTGCCCTTACTCTTAACTGATCTTCTAAAGAAACTGCTTCTTCTTTTAATTTATTTACTGCTTTTGCAGATTTTACAGAGGCATTTTCTGAAGCTATTTGTAAATCAATTATTTTAGATTGTAATTCCTGCAGCTTCGATTGTGCCGCTTTTATTCTGGCAGTTTTTAAAAGTTCGGTATTATACAACTCGATTGCAATTCTTGCATCGTCTGTATTTATTTTTTCTAGGGTTAAATCGCCTAAATGTTTTGGGGATAACTTGTTTAATTCTTTAATTGCTTTTATTCTTGCAGATTTCTGTATGTTTTCATCCCTTGCAATAAATAATAATTCATTTAATTTTGCTTTTTCGTTGGCAATAGATTTTGCAGCCGTATCATTTACGCTTGCTAATAGGCTTTGTTTTTCAATTGTATCGTCTACATTTTTATTAAAAAATAAAAAATAACTAGCAATCGCTGCAATAGCAACCGCTAACAAACCAAAAGGATTGGCTGCCATGGTAGCTGTTAATTGAATAAAACCTGTTCTTAATAATAACATACCGGCACGCAAACCACCAAATGCAGTAATTAACCCCGGTATAACGGAAGACATTAACACACCCAACACCACCAACAAAGGACCTATTGCAGCCGCTAAACCTGCAACAACTACAATTATTTTCTTTGTTTCTGGTGATAATTCTTTGAATCTATTTGCTAAATCTCCTATAAGGATAGATACTTTTTCTACAAATGGCGCTAACTGTTCACCTAAAGATATTGCAGCACCTTCTATTGCAGATCTCATTCTTAACAAAGCTCCTTGGGTAGTACCGCCCACAATAGCTGCCATTGATTTTGCAGCACCCGCAGAACCTTCATAAGCGGTTTGTAAGGTTTTAGCTTCTGCACTATTCTCTGCCATAATAGTTGCAACGGTTGCACCTAATTTACCAAATGTTTCAAAAGCTGTTTTGTTTTTATTGGTTGATGTGGCTATTCTAGTCATAGAACCTTGCAAAGTTTCACCAGAACCTGCTAATGTTAAGAATATATTTCTTAGTGCAGAACCTGCACTTGATGCATCTACACCACGATCTGTTAAGATGGATAAATAAGAAGTTGCTTCTTCAATACCAACACCAGCATTTTTTGCAACGGGTGCTAAAATTGCCATAGCAGTTTGAAACTTACTTAAATCTAAAGCCGATTTAGAAAAAGACGATGCCATCACATCGATAACCCTACCCATCTCATTAGCTTCTAATCCGAAACCACGCAAAGTAGATGCGGCAACGGTTGCCGATGTTGCTAAATCTTCGCCTGTGGCAACTGCTAAATCTAATGTTGCTGCAGTTACTTGCAAAATTTCATCTGGAGAAAAACCAAGTTTAGAATAGTTTAACTGTAATTGTGCAACTTGCTCTGCTGTAAATTGTGTTGCTGCACCTAAATCTAATGCAGATTTTTCTAATGCTGCAAAAGAAGAACCTGTTGCACCAGATACCGCAGCAACATTTGCCATGGCTTGCTCAAAGGTTGCAAAGGTTTTTACAGACAAAGCACCTAATGCAACAATTGGCGCGGTTACACCAATAGATAAATTTTGACCAACCGCTTTCATTTTCTTTCCTAACTTTTGGATAGATCTGTTTGCGTTAGCCATTTTAGTACTAAAGTCCTTTAGATCTGCGGAAAACCTGATGTTAATACTTGCTAAACCTGCCAATTGTTTATTTTATTAAAATTTATTTTGATGTAAGAAATAGCATCGAACTATTTTAAAAACTGCCTGCAGTCTTACTCTTTAAAAAAGAAGCCATTGCACCTTTATAAATGGCTTCTTTTTTTTATATTTTTTTTTGATTTTAACTATGATAAATTGCAATTAATACCATCTCTGGCAAGCCTGCTCAAAAGTGTTTTTAAATTTAATTTGTGTAGCTGACTATTTATTGAACTATCTAAAAAGAAATTTAAAGGAGGTATTAATTTTTCTTTTAAATTGGCTTCTAAATTTAGATTAGCGTTCAAATAATAATGAAATAATTCTTTAGATAACAACTGACTAAAGGATATCCCTTTGAGCTCATTAGTTCTAAAATCTGATTTAACGACTACAAAATCTGCAACAACATTGTCAACTGCAAAACAGGTTTCAATGGTTACACAATCCGAATTTTGGCGCAGGTCGGTTGTAGTACCGAATCCCGTAAAACTTACCATACAGATAAGAATTAATAATAGCCTAGCTTTCGCTTTCATATTAATTTTAAATATTGTCTGAATCATCTTTTTTAAATATTTTATGCAAATCTTCTTTGCTTTTAAACACTCTTTTTCCTTGATTTACAGCGCCTTTTGTTTCCCAGATAAAAGGCTTCCAATCTTTTGCACTGTAGTTTTTTGGTAGCTTTTTTGAATCGAAATAAGGACTTAAGATTGCAAACTCTAAATCTCTGTTTAAAGTCAATTTTACTTCTAATAAATCGCTTTCTTTTTTTCTATATCCTTTTAAAATATTATCAAAACTTCGAGGTGTTAATTTGTAAAAACGCTTGATACTTAAACCCATCTCACCGCAGGCAATTACTTCTAGTTCATCAAAAGTAGGATCAAAAGGAACATCTTCTGATCCGTTTACTTTCCCCTAGTTTCTGGATCGGCAACTTCATTGTTTGGCAAACTAGCTGCAAAGTTTTCTATTAATTCAGTTAACTTGTTAGGCTGTGCAAACAACACATCTACCATTTCATCTGAAGTAAAAGAAGCATCTTTGTTTGCATACAGCAAACCAGATAAAGCCAAATCTCCTATTAAATCCCATTGCTCTAATGTTGGTTCTTTGCCCTTTGCGAAATCTAACTTTTTAAAATGCTTATCTAAACCGCCAATGGTTTTTTCGTTCCATTTTTTGCAAAGAATTTTAAGCGCACCAAAGCCAAACTTTACGTTATAACTTTTTTTATTAATTGTGATTTTCATGTTTTTGATTTATAGTTGATGTATGGGTAATGTATGAGTGATTATAAAACCTGTATGGTTTTTTTATAGTTGATTATTTATAAACATATTCAGTTGTTAAGTATTACTTAACAACTGAATAGTTTTTTTTTATGCAGTTTCACCAACGGTTGAAGCAGTTACTTTTAAAGTAAAAGAATAGGTTACAACTTCATTATGAGTTCCTTGAATTTCCATACTTTCTAAATAAGCAGTACCTGCAATAGACAAGTTACCAGACACACCGTCTGCAATTGTAAATGCTTTAGAATCTTTTGCTGCACGCCAAGCAAACAATGCTTTGATGTCTACCTGCGCATCATCAGCCGAATTATCTGCGTACCCGTTGCCAGATAAAGTAAAAGTACTTTTGCCCGCATTTACCGCATTTTCTATATCTTTAGATGCTAATTCTTGAAACTCTGTTGATGCACCGTAGGAGAAATCTATCTCGTGCAAAATTTCTTTTGTTGCAAGCATAATTCGCATTGCAGATCCTGTGTAATCGAAAGCCATAATTATTATTTTTTAATGTTAAATATTTGTTCTGTATAAATTTGTCCTTGTTCGCTAAATTTTGGCTCTGCAGATAAATAGGTGTAATAATTATTGGATTCACCTAATGCATTTTCTACCTGATCTGCAATTGCTAAAGAAGTATTATAATTTTCTGACCAACTTTGTATGGCAACTTGAAAATCTGTTGTGCTCCCTTTAGCTAATAAACCATTAAACCTGATGTTGTAAGTAATAAAAGCATTGCCGTCTAAAGTTTCTGCAACTAATGGACGTATTGAATTTACGCCATTTGTTAATAGATTTGTTAGTGCTGTAAAGCTGCTTAAATCTGTATAAATTTGCTCTGACTTTTGTACTAACATTAACTTAATTTATCTATTTGTTTTTGAATGTATTTTGCCACTTTCTTTTCTGCATCGCCAGTTACTTGCCCTTTTGTTTGCTCATAAGCCTTATCTATAAAAGGCTGTGATTTTTGATTCTTGGTACCTCTTATTACAAACTGTCTTAAATACCAACCATCTGCCGCCCTTGTACTTCTTGGACTTACATAAACTGTAGGGTTTGCCGCCCTTCGCATTGTTTTTTTACCAATACTTTTTTTACCTGTTCCTGGAGTAATCCAAGTACCAAACATTTGACCTTTTCTTTTTTGAACGTGTGCTTTTTTACTAACAGGCGCTAACTGCTTTGCTGCTTTTACGGTTGGGTTTGCAACTTGCCCTAATATTTTTAATACTTCTTTTCGCTTGCTTTTATCATCACCTAGTCTAACAAGTTTTCTTTGTAATTCTTGAAAACCTTTTATTTCCACCAATGATTTACTCACGCCTAATTGTATTAATTTGTAAATACTTTTTTCTTACTTTTTCTACTACAGAAATAATATTATATTTGAAACCATCTACATCTTTTACAAACCAACTATTTGCTTTGCCTTTTGTAAATTGATTATCATACCGGATAATAAAAACCGTAGAAAATAATGATCTTACTTTACCTTCTTCATCTTCGGAACCAGAATTTTCTGTCATTGAAGCTCTACAGCTTTTAACTTCTTCTTCTGTTTCTGTTGGTGAACCTGTTGCAGAAGTAATCTTTACCATTTTTACAATAGAAATACGTTCTTTTAAAGTGTTTACCAACGGTATATTTTTCATTTACTAAAATCTTTTATACGAGTGCAACGCATTTTCTGATGCTGTACTTTTTTCTTTTACAGTATCAGTTCTATGCTCATAGCTATCTGTAATCATTACCAACAACGCTTTAATAATTGCCTTTGGCACTTTGCCAGCACCATAACCAACGGTTACGGATAGAGTTACTGCTGCAGGATCGTATTCTTTTACTTCTGGTATTTTGTAATTTTCAAGAAAAACAATTTCGTTTTCGTATTTGTCAACGTTCTCTAAACTGTAATTAGCTGGATCAATTGTTGCTTCTGCACCCTCAACATTTTTATAAACAAAACTATCTAACGAAGTTATTTTTTGCCTTTTGAAACCTAAAACATCATCAAAAGATTTGCCTCTTATTTCGAACTTCTTTTCTGTAATTTCTGAATTGATATAGTTTTCTGCCTGCACAATTGCCGCTTCTATATAATCAGTAATTAAAGAATCATCTTCTGTGAAATCTGTTTCTAATTGCAATTGCTTTCTTGCTTTAGCCAAAGAAATTACTTCTGGTGCTGATGTATGTTCTAATTCGGTTACAAATGCCATAGTGTTATTTTACGTATTTTGCATATTTATTTTCTACCAACTCGGTTGCTAATGGTTCGGGAAGCGTTGCCACTTCACCAACATTATATGCTAAATTATATTCGCCTGTTGGCGATAATAGAAATTTTACTTTTGCAGTTTTTTTATTTGCCATTTTATACTTTTTTTTTAAAAAAGCCTGCCGCCATAACACGACAGGCTTTTCGTCAACTAAATCAAATTACTACTATGAAAAAACAATATTATAGTAACCAGTCTTTTACTGCTGAAAAAGCTTTTGGCTGTCTAATTAATGTATCTATAAATGTGTTAACAATAATTTCTACATAACCAGATTTCTTTTTAGAAATATTATCAACTGTAATATCTAAAAATGCCCATTGACCAATTAATAACTGTGAAAAATCTCCGAAGATTGCAGCGTTTGCAACACCGTTAGATGATCCTTTTGTTAAATTACCTGGTACATGATTAGAAACCCCAACTTTATAACCATTAATTTCATTTTGCCCGGTCATTAAATAACCAAGATCACCAGAACCAGTTTCATGCGGGGTAGTTTTTAATTTTCCTTTTGTTCCTGGATTAATTAAATACGCCATATTTGCCGAAGCTGCATTTTGTGTATAAATAGAAGTTTCTAAACCTACAACATTTGCCCAAGTTGGCGCAGCACCATTAGTACCACCTACAATTGAACCGATGCCAGTAGTATTTAAAATACCTTCTGGCACATTAGAAGAACCTGCACCATTAATGGCTGCCAAATCAATTGCGTTTGCAATTACATTTCTAATATCTTGAACGGTAAACATTTGCAAATCAACAGAAGATTGCATTAAATTCTGCATAGAAAGCAACGCAGCAACTGCATATCTGTTTGGTTTCATTTCTTTACTTCCAAACGCATTTTTTGAATTTGTACTTTCATCAATTTCGCCTTCCCAAGCTCCAGAAATTCCACCGCCATTTGTAGGAAATTTTAAGTTACCGGTTAAGTTACCCATAAATCTTGCACCCAAACTTTCTACAATTGGAGTTGGTCTTAAAAACTCGATAGGCGACATTAAGTTTGTATCTACTAAATTAGCTCCAAAATTACCAGAATCCTGCGTAACGGTTGAACCGTCTGCTCTTTTTTCTGTGTAATTTGTTGGTATTGCAATTCCAGAAATAGCTACACCTGCAGCTTCTGCTCTTTTACTTGTTTCTTGGTGAATTTCTAATTCTACACCGTCTAAAGTACCGTTTGGCATTTGAGAACGAATTGCTTTATGAAAGTCATAACGCTTTTTCATTTTTTCGTGCTCTCTTTGCTCACCACCGCCTACAGGAACGCCGCTTGCTCCTGCTGCTGCTCTTTGGTTTGCTTCAAACTTTTCTGCTCTTACAATCTGCTTGTCTAAATCATCAATTTCTAGCTGCAAAGCATCGAAACGGGTTTCTTCATCTGCAGACCAAGATCTCTCACCTTCTGCTCTTGCTTGAACAGCGGTATTAATTGCTGTTTGCGCGTCGAATTTTGAAGCGCGTAATTGTTTTAAATCGTTAGATTTTTTCATGATACACTTTATTTTTATTTATAATTAACTGCGCTTCACGCACATTTCGTTTGTCTTTTACAACTTGAACTAAAGAAGTTCTTATTTCATTTATTGTTTGTGCATTTCTTTTCTGTGCATCTGGATTGGATCCTATAGAAACCACCGACCATTCCATTAATTCTTGACGCGTGAAATACAACACATCTTTATCTTCGCCTTTAGATTCGTCACCAAAACGATATTCGGATGGTCTAGCACTAATTGATGCCATCTTTAAAGTTCCTGCTTGTATTTTTCTAAAAACTTTTTCTGCTTTTTCGTTGATATCTGCAGGCTCAAAGGTCACAACGCCAATTAGCTTACCATCTTCTATTCTTACAGTAGACGTGCCAATGATATCATCAGGATCATCTGAACCTGCCCTGTGTTGATAAGCTACAATAGGATTGCTAACATATCTTTTTAAATCCCAACCATCCATTTTAAAAACGGTGCCATAAGAATCTACAGCTTCAGAAGAAATAACAAATTCAACTTGTCTATTTTCTATCATTTCTGCAGTGGTATCTCTTACGAATGCACCTCTGGTTACTACCTGGTTTATAATTTCTGTACTCATTATATTTTTAGTTTTCTTCTAACTTTAAACTTTTTTGAATCTGCTCCATAGTCTGCATATTTACAGGCGTCAATGGTTCATCTAAACCTTTTAACTTATTTAAACCCATATAAACACGAACTTCATTTCTAGTCATAGAACCAGAATAGATCATTCCTATAAACCAAGCCATTTGAGTTTTCTTATCAGATTGCAACAAACTTTCTGTATTAAAACGAGTTCTAATACCTTGTTTTCTCTCTGAATCAATAAAAATTTTTGCGTTATATTCTTGCTGATTAATCATTGACCACGGCAAAATACTATCTGAAACATGGCTAATCGATTGATGCTCCATGTTAGAATTATTTTGATTTTCGGTATCTTTAAGTTTGTAAATAGGGATATTTAACCAGCGTGCAACTTCGCCAATAGCTTGTTTATTAGTCTCTAAAAACATTGATTCCTGTGGCGTTAACTTTATATGTTGAAAAGAACCTGCTTCATCTAACACAGCTATTTTAAAAGGATTTGAACCGCTTAAAGCAACAGATAAACCGTGACGATATCTTTTTTTTGCGTCTGCATCCATACTTTTTGAAGTGGTTACAACACCTGTACCTATGCCTTTGGTCGCATAATATTCTTCTGCAAATTCTTGCGAAGATAAAGCAACACCTAAAGATCTGGCTGCATAAGAAACAACGCCTATGCCTGTGATTCCGTTTTCTGAATATAAAGATCTGTAGTGTAAAATATCATCTGAAGATAAAACACGATTATCAAAATGATAAAACAATTTATTTTCGAACTTTTTAATAGTTACAGGTGTGTCGTTTTCATTAATATACTGCAAAGATTCTACCTGACCGTTAAAAGTACTTCTTACAATTTCTGCATACCCGTTGCCTTTTAAAATGGCGCATTTTAATAAAATAGAATCAAAACCAAAAGCATTCATATACTGATTTGGCTTTTCATTAATGATATAATCTGCAGGATGATTTGCTAGGCGATTAATGTCGCCATCTATATGTTGTACTACATGTTTTGGGAGTTTAGCATAGTCATTACAAAGAATTGTAATACCGTTATAAAATGCCGATAAAGTTAGTGCAGATTTATCATTAACGGTCATACCGCTTTTACTTGAAGCTCCAAAACCACCACCAAAAAAACCAGACATAAACCCACCATTTTGAATGATAGATCCTGATCTTTGTTGATAATTAGACTGTAGAGCTTGAAATAACATAAAACACCGCTTTTATACGGTGTAAAGTTGGGAGTTATTAGGAAGTTTTATAGGGAACAATGTTCCCCTATTTATTTTGAAGTAGATATTTATAGATAATAAAACCTAAATAGAATTGTAAAGCAATAAATAAAACAACAATTATTTGCCTTAACCAATGATTAAATAAGGCAATTTCTAGTAACAAAGAAGTTAAAATTGCTGCCGTAAAAGTGGCCACAATTACGAGTATTATTTTAAAATTATTATTCATTTATAACTTTGGTGTTTAAATATTTTGTAATAATTGCATTTACTTTGGCTGCGGTTATATTTACTTTTAGAGCAATTGCAGGCGCAGTATTGTTATTGTCATTTAAAAAATGATTAATTACCAACTGCTCTATTTTATTTTTTAAATTCATGTTTTTTACTTTTTAAAATGTCTGTTTTTTATTTTTCTAAAAGAATCAAAAGATGCATATTTTTCTTCATTAAAAACTAAAAAGTATAAAAGATTCCCAAGATCAAAAGCAGCTTTTTGACTGGCGCATTTTGGTACTATTTTATTATAGTACTTTAAGAATGCCGCAGGTGTTGCCAATTGTTGCATTAATTCTGCAGATTGTGCTAAAATTTTGTTTTTGTAATCTTCTGCAATTTTTTTTTGATTCATAGCATTTTAGTGATTATGTTAGCAAACTTGTTTTGTGTTTTTTAATCTTGCAGGAATATAGGCCTTTGTTGTTTCTATTTTTGCATGGCCCAACATTACAGAAACACCTAATAAACTCATTCCGCTTTCTAAAGCAAAAGTAGCACCAGAAGATCGTAAATTATGAAATCTCATTTTAGTATCTAAATATTGTTTACCAATTTTGTTGCAACTATTCGCAGAATACTTACCGCCAAATTGCCCTGTAAATAAATAATCATCTTTTTTATAGTTGGTAAAATAGGCTGCAAAATAAATTCTTAAAACATTTAGCGTATTTTCTGACAACGTTACGTTTCTGTCTTTAGATCTTTTTGAGTTTTTAATGTGAATTATCATTAAATCCTTATTAATATCTTCTATTTTCAAATTTACAACTTCTGACACTCTCAACCAACCACTTAACGCAATTGTAAGGATTGCTTTATGTTTTAAATTAGAAATATTTTTTATTTTTTCTGATAATATTTCTGCATTGTAAAACTTTGCTACCATTATTTGCCTTGGTGGCCTTATTGCTGCAGATAGCTTTATTTTCTTTTTTAAATATAAAACAAAATAGGCTGTAATTGCGCTTAATGCAACACCTCTATTTGAGTTTGATGTATTTCTAATACTTATATTATAATTAAGAATATCTTCGTTATTCACTCTTAATGGTGGTTTTTTGCAGAAGTCTAAAAATAGTTTTACATGGTGCAAATAATTGGCAGGTGTAGATCCTGTGTATTTTACCTCTAATAGGTGTTTGAATTTTTCTAAAACTTCACTTTTTGTTTTCATAGGTATTGTGTTTGTTGGTGGTTTGTGGTGGTGGTGTTATGTGGGTGTTACAAAACATTCTTTTTAAAAGCCAGCATATATTGCGGTTGACTCTAATTAAAAAACATTCTTTGCATTTCTGTATTATCGTTTTCGCTAGGAATTAAATAAGGTCTTAAATCTAGT